GCCGCAGCTGTTGCAGGTGCAGTTGCTCTGATTGCTACGATTGCTTCAATTGCAAGTAATGTTTCCAGTACACAGATTGATGAACCTACTCCCGCATTCCAAGCAAAGAAATATGCAAAAGGTACTCGTGGCGTTAAGAAGGGCCAGATTGCAAACGTTGATGAAAAGGGCGAAGAGCTGATTGTTCGTAACCCAGATCAGGGACGCATGACCTATCTTGAAAAGGGTGACGGTGTTATTCCTGCAAAGGAAACCGACAACCTGATGGCGATTGGTGAAGATCCTGAAGGCTGGTTGGCAAGAGGTATCGCTAAAGCTACTGGCTCTGCTGCCGTTGGAGCTAAAATGACCGAGGCAAATGCAGATGGCAAGACCGTACAATCTGCAGAAAAGCTGGCTGACAGTATTGGCTCTGCCTTTACAAGCGAATACGGCAATGTTCTTGGCGCTACTAGTAATTTCGTAGCAGGTATTGGAGACATATTTAGTGGCAACTCTGTAAAGAATACCGTTAGCAAATTCGTCACTCCTATTATGAAGATTCTTAGCGGTCTGGGATTCGATTTTGATGGTTTTGATATCTTCAAGAGTGTTAATACATCTAAGATTAGCAATTCCAGCTCTATTACCGAGGCCACTCATAATACAAAGAGCTCTGTTAAAGATCAAGTCAGCAGTATGAAGAACACCTTTGAGTCTACTTGGAGTTCTGTAGCTGGCGAACTCAATCTCAGTGATGATGACATTACGGCCACCAGTAAAAAGGTTTTTGATAAGATCAATGAGGTTATGAACAACACCTTCGATGCTATCAATGATAATGCTGGTTTGACCTCCGAACAGGTTGAAGAGCTGACTAACAACATGTTTGATGACATGCAAAAGATCTATACCAGCGGATGGAATAGCCTGTCTGGTATTTCTGATGATATGTCTGAAGGCGTAGCAAAAACACTGAATAATGCCTATCAGAGTTCCATTAAAAACACCAAGGATGCTGTCTCTCAGATTGCAAAAGCGTTCGGTGGAAGTTGGAATAAAGTTGGCGGTGGCGTTAGGGTGCTTGGTGTTAAAGTTCAGAAAACTTTGGAAGAAGCATGGGCTGATACGAGCCAAGACACCCAGAAGCTGATGTATGATGTTCGCGCTTGCTTTGATAATAGCTGGGGCATGGCTGAAGCCGGTGTTAATAAATTGGCTAATATGGCTCCTGCAATAGTCAAAGACGGCTATGCAGAGATGAAGTCTAATAGCAACGCTACCTTGGGCAAAGATGGTGCACTTCAGAAAGATGCAGATAATTCCTGGAGTAACGTTGAACCAGGTGTTACTAATCTTGCCACTAATATGGATTGGGTTATAGCGCAATCTTACAAGTCCATTAAGGACGGCTCAAGTGTTATGGTCTCAAAAATTAAAGACGACCTAAATACTACTGGCGATGCGTTTAATGCAATTGCAAAACAGCAAGAGCAACAGAAACAACAACAACAAACTGCTCCGCAAACAACTCAACAGCCTGCTAAACAGAAAGGAGCTCTTGAGAATATTGCGGAAGGAGCCGGGCAGTTCATCAAAGGCGTTGGCCAAGGCATAGTCGATGTTGTTACAGCGCCGTTTAAGTTCTTTGGATCATTGCTTGGTTTTGCAAGTGGCACAAAAGAAATAAAGAGGTCTAATTTTGCTAATGTCGATGAACAGGGTCCTGAGATGCTGGTTCGTAAGCCGGATTCCGGTCGATATACTTATCTTGAGACTGGCGACGGTGTTGTCCCTGCTGATATCACCTCTCGCCTGTTCGAGATGGGTGGCAACCCTGACGCATGGTTCCAGAAGCAGATGGCAAAGTACGGTTCTCAGCCGATTGTTCAGGGCGGCGGCGGAGATGTTACAACTTCGATTGGCGATATTATTATCACGAATCCTGTTGGCAGCTCTGATGCTCTGGCAAATGAAATCAAACAGAAGTTACCGACTAAGGTTGCTCAAATGCAAAGCAAGCGGTAAGTAATAGTTTTTACAGCCGATACCACTAGGATAGCCTAGCAGGTCGGCTTTTATTTTTGATTAGGAGGAATAGGATGGCAGATAAATCAGTAACCGATGTGCTGGCCGAAGTGGTGACTTCTGCCGCCGAACACGCCGTAAAGAACGCAAAATTTGACGTGTCCGCCTATGGAGTGATTACAGAAAAAGAAGGCCAGCACTATAAAATCGCTGTATTCGGTGGCGAGTACGGCATTGTAACAAACCACGACTACATTGTTGGCCAGAAGGTTGTTGTGACTGCACTGCAGGGCAACTTCCGTAACCTGATCGTATCGGAGAGTAATACCAGCGTTGAGATTCTAACAGTGAAATCTCTGGTGACCGGTGTCGATAGCTTGAACGCCGAGTTTGAGTCTATGAAAGACAAATCCCAGCAGACAGAGGATACTGTTCAGGATCAGCTGAAAAATACCATCAATACTTGGTATAGAAACGGTCATCCGCATACATACAACTACCCTGCTTCAGATTGGAAGACAGATGAAGAGAAACAAGCACACGTCAACGACATCTACTACGATAAAAGGACTGGTATTTGCTATCGCTGGGTATATGACCAGGATAAGCAACAGTATTTCTGGATGGAGATTGTGGACGCAGGTGTTATCAATGCACTGTCGATGGCAACATCCGCACGAGATCTTGCGACAGAAAAAGTTCGTGTTTTTACTGACACACCGACTGCTCCATACGATGTGAATGATCTATGGATTTATGGCGGTGTTGGTGGTGCATTGTATATCTGTATTACTGCGAGAGGTGAAACTGAAAAATGGACATTCAGCGACTGGGCTGTTGCGACAAAATACACGGATGACACAACTGCAAACGCAGCGGTTGAACGTGTTGGCGCTCTTGAGACAAAAGAAGCCGACGATGTAGCTAGTCTGTGGCGCTCGATGAATGGCTTTAATGATAATATTGGTGGTTTCACAAACAAAGATTATACCGCCACAAAGAAACAAGTATACGACAATAAAAGCAACATTGAGAAAAATGCTTCTGATATTACTTCGTTGAGGACAGACCTTGATGACGCAAAAACAGCTGAATCCAACCATCATCAGGATTTAACACGCAAGATTTCGACTGCGAATACGAACATCTCGACCTTGAAAACGAACGTATCAGATATCAATAAAACGATTTCAGAAATCACTGTTGATAATTTTCTGGTCGCACTGAATCTGGCCGTGAATACCAACGGTGAGCTTTGCTATATATCGAAGGATAATTCGGAGGTGATAACTTGAAACCAATTCTATCTAAAATCGGCGCATTTGATGCCACAAAGGATCATACATTTCAGTTTGCCGCATACGCAGACATTGATATCATTGCTCTTATCGTCTTCGATACTCCGACGGGCAGCATTTTGCAGGGTGATACGCTTTCAAAAGGCGTGTATAAGTTTGGCACATTCCCAGCCGGTGGTACTGGTCTGGCGCGATATTTTACGATTCCGGCAGGCACGTTTGAGAACCGCAAAGATCCGTACTATATGATTATTCGCTGCCGACTGAAGGGTACAAATCTGTTTTCTGAATACTCGGACAAGCTGTTATTCTATTGCCACGAGGAACCGACAGTCAAACTGAATGACCTGAGCTCTTCTGGTGTGACTACTATCCCCTACCCTTCTTATTCCTTTGAGTTCTCTTACAAGTACAAGGTATCAGAGGGTGAATCCGTAAATCGTTATGAGTTCTGGCTTTATGATGCGAATCGCGAGCTGCTGAAAAAATCTGTGAGCTACTATTACCGCGACTCATTGAAGGGGTTCCAGATCGATGGACTCGACAACCATACCCTGTATTATCTGAGAGCGACGGCAGAATCTGTTGGCGGCTATCAGCTGGATACCGGTTTACAGGCATTCCGAACTGATTATCCAGAGTATGTGGATGATGTAGAATTCACCGTGCAGAACAACTACCGTATGGCAAATATCAGTATGCACGCACAGTATTTCCTGACAAGGAGCAGCGGTGCAAATGCCCTGCGAATCAAGCGACGTAAGAAAGGCGCAGGCATCTGGACTTCGCTTTATCAGGAAGAGATCGATATGAACCACGTTATTATGAAGATGGGCTGGTCGAACCTGCACATCAATAAAACGACTGGTCAGCCGATGGGCAACTATAAAGCGGTGACTTCGGACTATATCGACAAGGATCGAGTTCTTTCTTTCCAGTTCAAATCTGAGGATAAGGCGTTCTGTTTGATTGCATATACCGCTGACAGGAAGTTCATCAAGGCATCGAGTGATTTTGCATCGACCGACGAATTCAGAAGTTCCAGCGAGTATAAGGAGTGGTTCTCTGAGACCTTCCTGAACAACATGAAATATTATCGTGTTGAGGTATCGGCAACAAAGAATCAGGATTTGGAGACAAAAGACTTCAATGATTTTTACATGTACAGCGCTGACGATGGCTATGTGATGATCGATTATACTGACCTGTATGCCATTGGCCGTAAAACGGATTACGAGTACGCCGTAGCTCCCGTTGCAAATGGCATTGAGCTTGGTTACGCAAAGGCCAGCGTTGTGAGCGACTTTGACGGTGCAGTGATCACTGACGGCAATAAGACCTATCATATCTTCCTTGAGCCGAAGGTGGATAGTGTTGAGAAGGTGCGTTCTGCTACAGTTGTTGAGACGATGGGAAGTAAGTATCCGTATCTGTTTGCTGGCAGTGAAGCCAACTACTACAGCGGCCACTTCTCTGGTGTCGGCATCCGTTTTGATAACACAATGAAAGACTTTGATATCAATGGCGGTAATGCGTTCCGTGATGAACTGAGCGAATGGCTGACCAATGGCAGCGCAAAGCTGTTGAAGATGTTTGATGGCCGTAGATGGCTGATGGGTGTCAATGGCAATGTGTCTATCTCCTGCTCTGACCACTACGACAAGGGCGTACTGGAATTCGATTTTGTGGAGCTCGGTGACGCAGAGAGTGAGAGCGACATGTATAACAATGGGCTGAGTGATTATCAGCCGGGAGGCAGCGTATGACATATCTTCCGACTGACGCAGACCTGGCGCTATTGAACAATCATTCGTCTAATATCTACTGTCGCATTGATATGCTGAACAAGGATTTTCTTACGATCGACAGCTTAGAAGGACTTGTGATCGACGGTTCTGTCTCCATTGACTCCGAGTCTGACGTACGGCGAACCTTTAATGTGACCCTGTATCTGGGTAAGAAGAGCGGCATTTCCAGCCTGACGGAAGAAGATTGGATCAGTAAAAATGTGCGTGTATTCATTGGTCTGTCAGGAAGAGGAATGTCTAAAATCAGCGGCTCCAAGAGCATTGATGAGATGATCAAGGCAAATGCGGATTACCAACTCGCCGAAAAGAATTATGATGACTTGATTCAGGATATCACAGAGAGAGGTTATGCAAAATACGGCAACATCGACAACCTGAATCGAGATGTGCTTGTATGGACACGAGCCAATATCTCAAAGTATCATACATTCTTTGACCAGATCAATGACGGCACACCACCGGATGACCCAGCAGAAGCAGAAGAGTGGTACACCAAACTTGGTGATTACTCTACGGTTTTGGGAAGTGATGACCCAATTTGTAAGGATGGGCCCTATATTGCATTTACACCGATGCTGCAAACCAAGGACGGACTTGTACCGCTTGTGGAGGATGATATCTGGACTTATCTGAATGCTGTGGCGACAAAAGCAAAAGCAATGAGCGGCGGTCTATCCCCTGCCAATATCCTTGAAGTAGATAAATCCGGTATTGACAGTTTCGTATATGGCAACAAAATGCATGTCCATGGAATGATTGCCGCTGTTGAGGGTATGGTTCTGAATGGAGTGACGCTCGGTAAGGTGGATGTTTCTGCTATTGCCGGTTAGAGTGAGGACGAATTAAGGGAGACATACGGAAAAACCAGTGTGTTTGCAGGACATTCCATGCACGACATTCAGGCAGAAGTGATTGACACAAAGACCGCGCTGAATGAGCTGTATAACGACCTGTTCCTTAGTTATTCCAATTCAGCTGACAGTTCTTATGTTGATGGTGTAAAAATCTATTGGTACAACGAAGGATGCTATACATTTACATCCAATGGCTTTACATATAGCGCAACAGAAAATACTGTGCAGGCCAGCTGTGTTGACTTGGTTTCTCGTATCAATGGAGATCTGGGTGGACAGCTGGTTGGTGGCACACATCGCATTGAGAAAGGCACACGTATCGGTGATGCAATCTGGGCGGTGCTGAGGGACGAAACAGAGTTCAAGAAGTATTCTATCGACTATTGGAGCCGCACTGTTCCACACGACTTGGATTACGATACTGGCTCGACTGTTTGGGATATTCTATCAGAATTGCGTGACCTGTATTATCCGTTTGAGATGTACTTTGACGATGATGTGTTTGTATGTCGTGAGATCCCCAGTGGATTTGACGACCCGCCTGTGCTTGATCCAGAAGTATTCGAGAAGCTTGTGACCAACGATGGCGAATCGGCCACGGTAGATTATGCCGCTGTCCGAAACTGCGTTGAAGTGTTTGGCGCAACGATTGAGGCAGATGGTGTTGCCGGAAAGGCCCAATACTCTGGAGCTTCAAAAACACTTAGTTTGACTGTTGATACATCTGATATTGCGAAAATAAACGGAAATAAAACTACGGAGGCAAACAATATTTCTCTGAAGAATTCTTGTCAGATTTCTTTTGTTGCGCCACAGACAGTAGCTGCAGCCGAATTGAATAAAAATGGTACAGTAAAAAGCGGTGCGATGACTGTGGTTATAACCTTTAGGACTGTTACGAAAAAGGATGACACACAGGAAGTCACTCCCGTTGTAAAGTCTAGTTATCTCTACCGCTCATTGACAGATGCAGACGGTGACGATGTTCTTCAAGACCCCGGTTGCATCAAAGCTGGTGGCTATTATGTTCTCCAGTGGAATCCGAATACTGGCCGCATCTACTTTTTGGGCCAACAGCAGAGTCACGCTATGGCAAAACTGGTGGACGAAATCCCAGCCACCAAAGAGATCGAAGCTCAAAAGGCAGAAGATAACTGCGACAATATGGCTTTTATCTGTGTGAATGACCCGAACAATATTGATGACCTGTACAATGCACGGTTATCCATTGAAAAGATCGGTCGTAGAACTGAGATTTTATCGGGCGGAGATTACGAGAATTACACCACAGATGACGCAGCCATGGAAGTTTGTCAATACGAACTATAGAAGCGTGCCCGCCTGACAGATGGCCTGAGTGTGACCACACGACTGGTTCCGTGGCTCAATGTGAATGAAAAGATCCAGTATGCTGCCAAATATCTGGGCGGCAAGACCCCTGTGGATTGGATCATCAAGAGCATCTCTATGAATCTGGGCGAAGGCACGATGTCGCTTTCTTTGAGCCGCTATTACCCCTATTACACTTATATCGTAAACAACAAATATACGTTCTATCAGGACAATTTGTTTGATAAATATTTCCCCGAATTAACTGCCACTACGGCAGATGAACAATAAGAGAGGAGTGAGCAAATGGCACTATCTTTTGGAGAATCTAAGCGGTTAGCTGCGAAAAAAGCCGCAAGCCCCGCAAATGTTTCTGTTGATGATATAGATGTCGCAACTCTGGAATTAAATGACGAAGAGCAAATTGCCGTGTATGATGACAACGGAGAAGAGACATTTGAGCGTAGTGGCAATTATATTTGGTTTGCTGATTACTCTGATGACCAGTGGTCTTACATCGACAAAAACAAAGACATTCAGCTGGATGCCAATCAGATCAATATCACACAGGAATCCAACTCTCAGGTTATTCCGTTTGAAATGCCGCGTTACTACGATGGTATCGACCTGCTTCAGATGACGATTCAGATCCACTACCTGAATGCGGACAGAGAGGAGAATTACGCCTCCCCTATCAACGTGAGCTACAGCAACACCAAAATCCGCTTCTACTGGCTGGTGGCAAATGACGCTACCGCAAAAGAGGGCGAACTGCAGTTTGAGATCATGGCATCCGGTGCTGTGAATGTTCCGAATACAAGCACCACCAAGAGCTATCTGTGGCGCACCCGCCCGAATGGTCGACTGAATGTGCTGAAATCGCTGACTGGCAAGCAGATGGTTGACCCGACCGGAAATGACTGGTATACCCAGTTCCTGGCAACAATGAGTCAGAAGGTTGGCGAAGCACAGGTTGCTGCATCCGCCGCCGAGAAGAGCGCACAGGACGCAAAGAATGCAGTTGCAAGCGTGGACGAAAAGCTGGCGCAGTTCTATAAGAAGGACGAGGTTGACGGCTTTGTTACGATGCTGCGCGGCGAGATTGCTGCTGTTGATGGTCTGGCGAACTTTAATGTGCAGTATGATAACGACACCCGTACCTTGACATTCCTGAACGGCGCTGACGAGATCACAAAGATCAAGTTGAATACCGATCCCTCTGCTGAGTGGGTGAGTATGTACAACGGCATTGTGGATAATAAAATCACCACTGCCGTAACCCCTGTTCAGACTGAGCTGACTGAATATAAGACCGCAAATGATGCCGCCGTGCAAGAGCTGAAGGACAGTGTTGGCGACCTGCCGGAGACCTTGAAGTCTTCCTATTATAATAAGGAAGCTACTGACGCGCTGCTTGACAAGAAAGCAGACAAGACGACCGTTGACGTGCTCTCCAGCGACGTGAGCGGCCTGAAGAATACGGTGGGCGGCATTCAGACTTCTGTTGATCTGGCAAATGCGGATATCGCTAAGATTCAGGAGACACTGAAGGACTTTAAGCCCGATGAGAATTCTGGCCGCGAGTACGATATCACTTATGAAGATTCCAAGCTGAACCTGTTAGAGAACGGCACGGTCAAGACCACTGTTATCATTGAAGGTGGCGGTGGTGGCGGTGGCAGCACCTCTACGATCACCATTGAGCGTATTGGCGAGTCTTCTATCGCTGTTGTTAAGGGCGACATCGCAACTGTCGAGTTCAACTTTACTTCTGTGGATAACTCTGGCGAAGATACGGGTGATGCTACCGGCGTATGGTACGTTGGCAACACAAAGGTCGCAACTTCGACTGTTTACCAGGGCAAGAACAGCTTTGATATCACTCAGTATCTGCACAATGGCGACAACAAGATCAAATTGCAGGTCACTGACTCCGTTGGCAGCATGGGTTCAAAGACTTGGAATATCAATATTGTCGAGTTTTATCTGGAGAGTATCTTCGATGATTCTCTGGTTTATAGTGGTGAGGTTACTTTCCGCTTTACTCCATACGGAAATATCAATAAGGACGTTTCCTTTACTCTGGATGGCAAAAAGCTTGGTAGTGTTACAACTGCGGTTACCGGCAGACAGATGACCTATGCGATTCCGGCACAGAAACACGGCGCTCACCTGCTGGAAGTGACCATGACTGCAAATATCAATGGCAAAGCTGTGACCAGTAACACCATTTATAAAGATATCATGTGGGCAGAGGAAGGCAATAACACACCGATCATCAGCTGCGCCACAAAGGAGTTCACCGCAAAACAGTATAGTACCACCGGCATTGTTTACACTGTCTATAACCCGGCCTCTTCTACTGCAAGCATTACGCTTGAAGTTGACGGCATTAAGACTTCTACACTGACTGTTGGTCGTACTGCTCAGACTTGGAGCTTTAAATCTTCTGATATTGGCACCCACACTCTGACCATTACTTGTGGCGCTACCATCAAGAGCATCACCGCAAAGATCGAAGACCTGGGCATTACCATTGAGCCCGTTAAGACCGGCCTGATGCTGGACTTTAACCCCGCTGGCCGCAGCAACGCAGATGTGAACCGCCTGTGGAGCTCCGGCAGCAATAAGATGACTGTCAGCGACAACTTTGACTGGGTGAACGGTGGCTACCAGATCGACGAAGATGGCGACACTTATTTCTGTGTCAAGGCTGGCACGACCGCCACCATCAGCTATAAGCTTTTCGCAGACGATGCAAAGAAGAGCGGCAAGAATTTTAAGCTGGTGTTTAAGACAACGAACGTTCGCAACTATGATGCTACTGCCGTGACTTGCTTGAATGGCGGCGTTGGTCTGAGTATTCAAGCTC